GAGCCTTGCCGAAGAGGCTGGAAGAAGCCCTCGTAGCGCAGGCTTCAAGTACCACCAGGGAGCAGGCGCGGGAGGAGTAGGCGCGGAACCGGAGCAGTCCCCCACGCTCACCGCCGATTGGCACAACCCCGCCGTGTACCCCATCGACGAGCCGATAACGATGGCCGACCTCAACGCCAACACGGCGATCGGATACGACATGGTGGGCACGCTCAAGGTTGGCGGCGACGCGCCGTCGGTGTGCCTGTGAGCGCCTGCACGCTGCTCGTCCGCTGCGGATGCGCGGGCGGCGGCAAAGGAGCGCTGGTGAGCGATGAAGTGTCGCTCACCCTCTCCACCAGCAACACCCAGACGCTTTTCAGCGAGGAAGGAGGAGGCATGGTTGTGCGAAGGCTCACGCCGCGCGAGTGCGAGCGTCTTCAGGGTTTTCCGGACGATTGGACGAGGATACCCTATCGCGGCAAGCCCGCAGACGAGTGCCCGGACGGCCCGCGCTACAAGGCGGTCGGCAACAGCATGGCCGTTCCCGTTATGAGGTGGATCGGCGAGAGGATCGCCATGGCCGAGGCGGGTGAGATTTCATGAGCTGCGATTCGTTTGAGTGGGCGTGCGAAAGATGCGGCAGGACGTACCGCAATCCGTTTTTCACGTGCTACCCGCGCGAGTTTTGGAAGGACAACAAGAAGCGAGCCGGCGAGGTATGCGAAAAGTGCCGCGACGAAATCGACTATGACCAAGTTCGCCGCAGGAAAGCGAAGGCAGGCGAGGCCTCATGAGCTACGACATAAGGCTGTGCGACCCCGTGACGCACGAGACGTTGGAGGTCGATTCTCCGCATCTCATGGCGGGCGGAACATATGCCCTGGGAGGCACGACCGAGCTTTGGCTGAACGTGACCTACAACTACGCCAGGCACTACCACTGCTTGGGAGAGCGCGGCATCCGCGAAATCTACGGGAAGACCGGGGCCGAGTCGATACCGATGCTCAAAGCAGCGGCCTTGAGGCTTGGCGACGATGTTTCCGACGACTACTGGGAGGCCACCGAGGGCAACGCCAAGCGGGCGCTGTTACAGCTGCTCGCCATGGCGAGGATGCGCCCCGACGGCGTATGGGACGGCGACTGAGAGGAACCTAAATGAAGAAGGCGATGATCGTCCAGCCAATGAACGGGCTTGGCGAGGAGCAGATACTTGAGGCCCGCACGAAGGCGGTCGCAGAGCTTGAGCGGCGCGGATACGAGGTCGTGGACACGTACTTCAAGGACGGCCTCGCGGTGCCGCACAAGGTCGTGAACGAGCCGCTGTACTACCTAAGCCAGAGCCTCGCGAAGATGGCCTGCTGCGACGCCGTGTTCCTCTGCGAGGGATGGGAGAACGCCAGGGGTTGCAGGGTTGAGCGCGCCGCAGCCGTGGCATACGACCTTGAGATCATCGGCCACGACATCCCGTGCACGGGCGGTGCCCGATGAGCATGGTCGTCTACGAACCACCCAGCGGGTGGAACCTTCCGCCCGGCTGCTTCGAGGGAGACCCGAACGCGCCGTGGAACCAGGAGGAGCCGGAGCCATGCTGCGAGTGCAGGTGGTTCAAGCCAACCGACGGCGACGACGGCGTGTGCGGCCTTGAGCTTGAGGCGGCTATAGCCAACGAGGAGCTTGCGGGCAAGAGCATGGCCGACGCGGCCAACAAGGCCGTCGACTGGGCGCTCGACCATCTGAAGGACGGGGATGAGATCGCTTGCGAGCACTTCAAGCCCTAGCCGCCTTGGCCGTGGCGCTGCTGCTGGCGGTGCTGGCCCTTGAGTTCTATGTGATCCGCATGCTGGCGGCGGGGCTGGTGGTTCTGGCCCTGCTCGCCTGCGGGTAGGAGGTGGCAGATTGACAAACTGGGAACGCTACTTCGGTTCGCCCGAGGCCGCCATGCGCATGGGTGTGCGCATGATGACGTGGCCGCTGCTCATAGTCGTGGACGAGGTCGACCCGCACACGAGGTGCGCGAAGCACTCGCGCCGCGTCGGCGAGTTCGCGTCCTTCGAGGAGTACGCGGCGTGGCTGCATGCCGAATACGACGACGGAACGATAAGGTGGGACGAATGAGCCGCCCGGGATGCAACCGGGGATGCCTGCTCCTCATTGCGGCATCCCTGCTAATAGACGGATTGACGCTGTGGGCGGCGGTATCGCTGGCCCGCATGATCATTGGAGGATGATATGATTAACAAACTTATCGGCAAGGTTCTCGGCGCCGCCATCGGAATCTTCTTCATCGCGCTCGCATGCTACGGCATCGTGTGGGCGATCTCGGGAATCTCCGGGTTGCTGGCATGAGCGGCAACCCGCGCAACCGCAACGGCAACGCGCGGCGCAAGCTGAGGGCAAGGCTGAGAGCCGAGGGAAGGCCGTGCCACATATGCGGCCAGCCGATAGACTACAGCCTGCCGAGCGGCGACCCGTGGAGCTTCGAGGTGGACGAGCTGCTGCCCGTATCGAGGGGAGGCAACCCGCTGGACTACTCCAACGTGGACGCCGCCCACAGGATCTGCAACCAGCGGCGCGGCAACAGGATGCCGGGAGACGCCAAGCAGTACCAGATACGCCGCACGCGGCTGTTCTAGCGCAAAACATAGCAATGCACCAATAGGGGCGCGGTCGTTTCGGCGGTCGCGCCCTTTCTTTTGGCTCCGAGCGCCGAAGCCGCCGAAAAGAGGCGGGGCGGTCGCCCCTCCCCCGGGTCAGAAGGCCACTCCGGCCGCCTAGGGCCGATTTCCCCCCGCCCGTTCCGAACGATTTCGCTATCTCACGCCGCCATTACGATTCCCCGCGAAGAAGGAGGGAATCATGGCCGAGAACATCGAGATGCCGCAGGAAGTGGCTAGCGACCCCGTGCAAGCCGCCATCTGGGAGCAGCTGACCGCGAGGCGTACGTTCGCGCAGGAGGATGCGCCGACGCTGGCGCTGCTCTGCTACTGGCACGCCGTGGCGAACCAGGCACGCGAGGCCATGGCCCTCGGTAACAACGAGATCGAAATACTCGACGCCACCGCATACAAGCCGATCAGGGGCAAGGGCGGCAAGCGGCTCAAGATGATGCGCAAGAATCCGGCGCTGACCGTTCTGAAGGAAGCCAGCACCGAAATCAGGGCGCTGTCAGACCAGCTCGGCCTGTCCAAGTCGGCCCGCAACGTCACGGTGCAGCAGGCGCGACCCGCGAGCGCCCACGGCAAGCTGCTCACGCTCATGTTCGACGACCGCGAGACGCGTGCCAAGGCGGCAGGCGCGTGATGCAGGCGAGGCAGACCCCGACATACGAGGCGAACATCCCAGAAAGGCTCGACGGAGACGGCCCCATGGCGGCAGAACTGGCATCCGCGTACTTCGGCGACCCGCTGCCGTGGCAGCCACACCTGCTCGACGCCATGCTCGCCCGCGACGGACGCGACAAGTACCTGCTGCGCTCGATCGGCATATCCATCCCGCGACAGAACGGCAAGAGCTGGGACGTTCGCGCCCGCTGCTTCCACGGCGCCCTCAACGGCGAGAAGATCCTGTACACATGCCAGCACGGCGACACCTCAGACCAGATGTTCCAGGAGCTTTCAAGGCCATTCGAGGACGAGGACGAGCCTGAGCTTAACGACCTGCTGCTCGCCGTGCGCAAGACCAACGGCCAGCAGGCCATCAAACTCAAGAACGGCGGTCTTATCCGCTTCACCACGCGCACCGACTCGCTGGCGCGAGGCAAGACCTACGACGTGCTTATCTACGACGAGGCGCAGGAGCTTACGGACAAGCAGCAGGCGGCTTCGCTGCCCGCCATATCGGCAGGGTCGAAGCACAACCCGCAGACGATCTACCTTGGCACGCCGCCAGGCCCCGGCAACGTGGGCACGGTGTTCCGCGACCTCCACGAGGACGTTCACAACGGCAGGTCTGAGATGGGATGGATCGAGTGGGGCGCTACAGAGATCGGCGACGTGCACGACGAGTCGCGATGGTTCGAGTACAACCCGTCTCTCGGCACGATCCTCGACATAGAGGCCGTACGCGGCGAGTCCGAGCAGATGCAGCCCGACGTCTTCGCGCGTGAGCGCCTTGGCTGGTGGAGCCCAATCGGCGGAGCCGACTCCTACGCGCTTTCGAGCGCCAAGTGGAAGGCGTGCGAGGTGGCGGGGCCGATGCAGGGAGGCAAGCTCGCGTTCGGCGTGAAGTTCTCGCCCGACGGGTCGCGCGTTGCCGTGTCCTGGGCGAAGGCGGAGCGCGGTGCAGGCTCCTACGTCGAGCTTTACGACCTCATGGGCGCCGAGGGCGGCACTGTCGGCATATCCGACATGCTGCTGCGCAACCGCGAGGAGATCGCGTGCGTCTGCATCGACGGAAAGAGCGGAGCGGACGCGCTGAAGCGGCGGCTTCTTGACGGCAGGATGCCGAAGTCGGCGATCGTCATGGGCAGCACCGCGATCGTGCAGGCCGCCGCGACGATGCTGGCCGACGAGGTCAACGCCGGGACGACGAGCCACATCGAGTCGCCCGCGTTGGACGATTCCGCAACGAAGTCGATCAAGCGCGACGTAGGGCGCGACGGCTGGGGCTTCGGCGACGGCCCCGACTCTTCATCAGCGCCGATCGAGAGCGCATCGCTGGCCCTATGGGCGGCGAGGACAACCAAGAGAGACCCGAGACGTAAACAGGAGGCAAGCTTCTGATGGCAGCAGTGAACATGGAACTGGCCGGACAGGTCGCGGCGGCGGAAGGCCTGCGACACGAGGACAAGGCGCTCGTGCGCGAGCTTATGGACACGTGGCGCACCCACCGATCCCGCAACATGTTGCGGGAGGACTATTACCTCGGACACATCGGCGTCAAAGACCTGGGCATCGCCATGCCGAAAGCCCTCGCCAAGAAGATCAACCCGCGCGTTGACTGGCCCAAGAAAGCGGTGCACGCCCTGGCAGACCGCTCGGTGTTCAACGGCTTCACTGCCGACGACGAGGCCGTTACCATGCAGCTGCGCGACATATGCGCCGACAACCAGCTCGAAGCGCTCTACCGCAAGAACCTTATCGGTGAGCTGAAGCACTGCTGCGGCTTCTGGACTGTCACGGACGGCGGCGGCAAGCCCATCATCTCAGCGTACCCGGCAACCGCAGCGGCGGCGATCTGGGACGACGCGCAGAAGCGCATCAAGGCCGGTCTCGTTGTGGCCGAGTCGAAGAAGATGCCAGGCGACACCGAGCGCGTGCCGACCGTCGTGCACCTGCTCACGGAGGACGCGCTGGTGGTGCTTACGCGCGGCAGCGGCCACTGGGTGGCCGACTACATGGAGCACGGCATGGGTCGCTGTCTCATGGAGCCCATGCCATACGATGCCACGCTCGAGCGACCGTTCGGCTCCTCGCGCATCAGCCGTTCGGTCATGAGCATCACAGACGACGCCATACGCCAACGTGCCCGCATGGAGGTGGCGTCTGAGTCCGCGACGCTGCCGCAGACCTGGCTGCTCGGCACCTACAAGAAGATGATCAACGGGCAGAACAAGTACGACGCGTCGATGGGCGCGGTCAACGAGATCACCAAAGACATTGACGGAGACTCGCCGACCGTGTGGCAGTCGGCCCAGTTGCAGATGGCGCCGCTCACCGAGTACCTGCGCCAGCTAGCATGCCAAATGTCGGCGGTCACCAACGTTCCGGTGTCTTTCTTCGGCGTGAGCAACGACAACCCATCCTCTTCGGATGCCATCGCCGCATCGCTCGAACCGCTCGTGATCGATGCGAAGAACCTCAACCGCGAGAATGGCAACGCTTTGCGCAACGTTGCCTACATGGCGCTCGCTGTGGCGAACGGCACGGACTACGAGACCGAGCGCGATGCCGGCTACAACCTCAACCCGCGCTTCATGTCCCCGGCCTACCCGTCGATCGTGAGCCTGTCCGACGCCGCGCTTAAGCAGGTGCAGGGCCTGCCGAAGCTCGCCAACTCCGACGTGATGCTCGAAATGCTCGACTACACAGACGAGCAGATCCAGCGTATCAACAGCGACAACAAGAAGGCGCAGGCGAGCGCCGCCGTGGCCTCGCTGTTCGAGCCGAAGGAGGGCGAGGATGGCGGAGATACCTCGCAGCCTGCTTAACGAGCTTACGGACGAAATCAACGCGCTATCGGGAATGGCGCAGCGCCAAGCCAGCGACGCGCTCACCCGCTTGGTGGCCGACTGGGAGGCGAGCGGGAACGGCGACATAGCGGCGCTGCGAGA